GGCACTATCGCCAGCAACTTCTGTTACAGAACCATTTGCACCTGAGCCTGATGCTGATGCGTAGGTAACAATGTCATCTACCTGATGAAAAGCACCACCATAAGTTACTGATACACTTTGTAGTGGGCCGGTTGAACTAATAATAGTGGCAAATACCGTGGCATCACCTTCGAGTTGGATTTTTTCATTATCCTGGAAAGTACCAATAATATCAAGCAAAAAGATTTCATCAACGATAATACCACTCGAAATCGACTGTACAATTTTATCAACACGGGCTGTAGCACCGCTTGTTTGACCGACAATATTTTTATTTTCAAATAATGAAACAGCTCCGGCACGAGGAGCAGAAACACGAACCGAACTTTCTAAGACCCACCGACCATCCGATGCCCGAAGAATATCCTCACCGGGATAATAAAATTCTATTTCTTCATTATAAAGAATTCGAAAGAGTAATCTATAAGATGATTCAGAACCACGAGCTCGGTAAACATCCTTTATATGTTTCGCTAATTTTTTTCTATCAGTAAGTGTAGCTCTTGGAATAGAACCTAAAATTTCACGATGAAAATATTCAAGATACTTATCGTAGGTATTATCAATATCCTGATAGTTTAGTAAATTCTTACTGACTTCAATAGCATTATTTGCCTGCTCCATCCATTCATAATATGATTTGAGGAAAGCAGCAAATACTGGACCATCATCACGAACGTGAAATGGTAATTGATTCTCAATAAGATTTGATATTTTCTTATCAGTTGACATTAGTAAACAATCGGATAGAGACCAGGATCAATGACTGTAGTAGTGACACCGGTTGTTGTTGCAGTAATAGATGATGCTACAACAACATTCGTTACATCATCGACGAGTGTTACATTTGCTCCAGCAATTAAGAGGATCTGATTACGAGCTGATAGTATATCGTTTTCAGCTGAATCTGCAAAGATACTCAAATAATCACCAGTATATGATGTTAATGAAAATGAATTTAAAGTTACAAGACCAGTTGAATAATTAACAGTACCTGCTGTTGTATTTGTATAAGTTCTGGTAGAAGCACCAGTGATGTAATAAATCCTAATATTACCAAACCCATCATCATCGAGATAACTTGTTCTACCATCCTTAATAAATGAGCTGGATCTTAGTGCATAACGATGACCAGGATGCGGGTTATGCAATGCATTACCAAATGAAATATTATATGTTGAGGTAATGGATGTGCTCGGATTAAATCTTTTTTCAATTTCAATAGTTGTTTCATTGCCAACTACCGATGAATCTGCATCATCAATTGCCTTAATAAATCTTGAATATCTAAATCTTTTATTATCAAAAGTTCCAAGATTATTGGATTCAAAATTTACAATGGCATTTAAGATCTTTTGTTGTACAGCACCCACACTTAAAGTTGTTGCCGTATCATCAAATCTTGCGGTAATTGTAGGACGCACATAAAGATATGTAGCATCCACAAATTCAGGATCAATACTTAAGACATTATATTGTTTTAGATCAGTTTTAATCTGTGTTTTACGAGTTGATGAAATAGTGGTTCCATTTACTGGTTTGACTGAAATGTATACCTTACCATAAATTGGAGGATTATTTTCTTCCCCACCCCAAACACTTACTGATGATAGATCGCCATTATCTCTGAGAATAATTCTCTTATAATCATTTGCTAATACTGCACGATTTTGAGTCTCATAATTTTTTGGTGCATTAAACTTAACTGAATTAATACTTTCTACTGCAGCTCCACCTGAACTTGCTGCACTTACAGTCTTTGAAAAGTTAGAATATCCACCAACTGATGATGGATCAGTAAAGGTTGAAATATCATTACCCAGAGTACCATTACAGACTCTATAATTTACTACGACAATATTTCCATTTTGCGGTTTTTTACCAATAACATCATCACCGAAATAAATCTCGTAATAGTTATTTTCAATTTCCTGTAAAAAGAATACAGCCGAATTTGCCTGAACTTCTGTAATATCATTTGCCAAATTATAACGTGTAGATGATGGGTCAATAGCTGATTCCTGTACATCTACTGTAATAGAAGTTGTATCGACATCTTCATTTTCTAATTTAAATTTTACTGTTTCGATATTATCTACAGTAAATCGGTGTGTCAATGGCACACCTTCCACGACCGTAATCGGACCACTATAATTATCGTCTGAAGATAATGTATAGGCTTCTGGTGTTACAAATTTAAGAGTTTGGCCATCTACTGTTGCCTGCCATTCAGTATTTTTTGCAACTGTTACTGATGCCGGTGAATCATTTGGTACTACGGTCAGAGTAAACTGAGTATTTGCGCCTCGTGCTGAACGAGGCATATAATTAAGCATCTTTGCTCTTGAAACAACACTATCTCTTAACTGGGCTGAGTCAAGAAACATTTCATTACCAATCATGCTGGTATAAAATGCATTCTGATATGTATTATAGGATAAAAGATCCAATAAGAGACTAATTGCTGAACCTTCAAAATTAAAATCTAAAAATTCAGGCTGCTGCCGCAAATAATTCTTTAATGATAACTTGATATCATCAAAATCTAATTCTGTTACACTAATTGAAGAGTTTGCAGCCATTATCGAATTCTCTCTAACAATACATTTACCTCTAGCGGTTCTGGTATGGTTTGAACGCTAAATTTTATTTTTACGGCAAGAGTATTTTGATCTTCATAAACAGTCGTAATAATATCCTCAACAATTGCTCGAGGTTCATAGTTTTCTAATGATACCCTAATATTCTTTGAAATATTATACTCGGTAATTGGATCCATATTTTCAAAAAGTTGAGATAAAACATCTCCACCAAATTCTGGATTATATGGTCTTTCATAAAAATTTGTGAGTACGATATTTTTTACACTTTGTTTAATTGAGTCAGCATTGGTCAATACCCTCAGATTACCAGTCACAGGATGAACTGTCAGATTTAGAGGTATATCTCTAAAAATTTCTTGTTCGATTTCAGATTGTAATCTGGTATTTGCCATGATTCTACTCTTATTTTTTTATTATTTATAATGAATTTAAGGACCGGCAAAGGTGTTCTCAGAACCAGTAGCAACCGATGTACATCCAGAGATAGCATCACCAATTCTACCACAACCCTTTCCATTAATAAATACCGTGGTTGATCCTACAGCAATAGGAGCCTGATGAGTTGGACAAGGGGGAGGAGGAACAAGGTGTGGATGATTAAGATCGCCCTGTCTTGATATACCTATACCGTTTACAAAAACGTTTGGGCTTTTTTCTAAACGAAGTGGCACCGAACAATGTACGATGTCAGCATCGACTAGATCTCCTCTACATATTGCCGGCACGTTCTTTCTCCATTAGTTTTTGTAAGCGTTCGTTCCACAAAGACATTTCTTCATGATCATGATCATCGTGCGGCTCAGGTATCATATCAGGTAAAAATTTAATAACATGCTTAAATTTAAAATTGCTTGGTATATTATCCCAATCGTTAAACTTTACTAAGCTGTTATCGTGCATTTTAAAAACAAACTCTGCCATCATAGACCTATGGGTTTAGGTGGATGTTTGGACCGCCGGTAATTGTAATGTCTTTACTTGCGGTAGTTGATTGTGTTGAGCCATATGTTTCTGTTACTGCGCCGGTGACACTAGATGATTGTGATTTTAAAATTGTTTCGCTGTGATGTCCCTTAATAACCTCTGTCTTATTGCCATCAACCTGAATATCCCAGTTACCTTTAATATAAGTAAAGCAATTACTGTCAATTGTTACATGACAACTACCTTTGATATTCACATAATCAGACCCGGCAATGACAACATAGTTATTTGCTACCACCCGAGTTGATTTAGTGCCGTCGGCATCAATTTCATGATAGGTGCCGGCACGATGATAATCCTGCAATCTCTCGGCACCTGTGGTATCATCTACTTCTTTAATATGACCCGATTCGCTTTCATATACATGATTCTTTGGATAAGAGGTATTATATCGAGTAACATTTTTACTTGTAAGATCTGTAGTTTTTCTCTCGTTCCAAAATACAGTATTCGGATCTCGATTGGCAATAGGAACTTCCGATGTGGCTGAGGTATCCTTTGAAGATAGCATTGGATGACTATCATTTCTGGCAAGTCTATTCGTATCGGGTCTTGCAGTCTCGTTTGTAACTGTACCTCGTGGATAAATCGAAGTATTTGGATCAT